CGAGAGGGCGAAAAGCGGACGCCGGCGATGGCGATTCGTGCGATCGTCGAGGACGGTCTCCAGCAGGTCCAGAAGCGGCTCGTGCAGGCTCTGGAGTCCGGCGAGATCGCTCCGGTGCCGCAGAAGGCCGACGGCCGTCGCGACGCTCTCCGGAAGATCCTGGCCGATCTGGCGGGCGTCAAGGGCAAGATGCTCGACGATCTGCTTGCGGCGTTCGAGCAGGCGGCTCGGGGCGGCGGCTCGGTCGGTGCCTCTCGGGTCAACGAGATCCTTGCCGGAGTCGGAGCCGGCCGGATCTCAACGCCGAATCTGTCGGCGAAGCTCGTCGAGGCTCTGAACAAGCGGGCGACGCTGATCGCTCGGAGCGTGATCGATGAGACGGTGCGGGCGTTCGATTCCGGTCTCGGCCAGACTTTCTCGATCGAGAAAGAGGTCGATCGGCTGCGATCGGCGTACGGCTACAGCAAGGATCGGGCGACCGTGATCGCGAGGACCGAATCCGCGAACGCCTATCACGAGGGACAGATCGACGCCTGGAAGGAGTCCGGGCGTGGTTCGCGAGAAGCACTTCCTCAAGGCGGCCGGAGCCTGCGAGTTCTGCGAGGCGGTCGATCGGAAGTTCGGTCGCGGAGCCGAGGCTCTGCCGATCGATGCTCCGATGGTCCGTGCTGGTCAGGTCATCAAGGGCACCGGCGGCGGATCGTTCAAGGTCGGCCTCAGTTCCAAGGGCATCGTGCATCCGAACTGCCGGTGCGACTTTATTCCCGTTCTGGAAGACTTCGGATGATCCGCAAGACGCTCAGTGCAAATATCGAGAAGGCCGCCGGCGTCAAGGTCGAGGCGACGATCACGACCGAGACGATCGACCGTGACGGCGAGGTGCTGATCTCGCAAGGCATGGACGCTACCGAGTACGAGCTGAATCCGGTCGTCTTCTACAACCACGACTACGCTCAGCCGATCGGACGCATCTCCGAGATCCGTCGCGGCAAGGGCAAGATCGACGCCACGATCGAGTTCGCTCAGCGACCGGACGGCTTCGAGGGTTCGTACTTCCCGGAGTTCGTCGAAAGCCTCGTTGATCAGGGCATCGTCAAGGGCATTTCGGTCGGCTTCGTTCCGATTGCCGGCGGCGTCCGCAAGGCGTCGCCGAAGGATCGCGAGGACTACGGCGACAGCGTGCGGCAGGTCTACTCCAAGTGGAAGCTGCTCGAGGTCTCCGTCGCTCCCCTGCCGGCGAACGCGAACGCACTCGTATCGGCTGTCCGGAAGGGACTCGTCGACAAGGACGACGCCGTACGATGGCTCGACTTCGACGCGAATCGCCGCGTGATCGAGATCAGCGTCCCGACGCGAGGGCGTCTTTCGACTATCTGACTTGCAACGCGACATAGTCGAGATCCGGGCGGATGGCCGACAGGGCCGAGCCGATGGGTCAATGACACGAGCGCGAATCGTTCCGTCTCATTCACTCAACGCAAAGGAACTAGCGATGCGAATCGTTACCCTCGATCAGGTCCAGAAGGACCTGCAGAACCTCGCCGACCAGGTCGGTGAGAAGGGCTTCGTGAACGCGAAGGCTCTGTACATGGAGAAGGTCGCGGTCGTCGACGAGGAAGGCACTCCTCTCACGGCCGACGAGATCGAAGTCGTCCTCATGCCGAAGCCTGCCGACAACCAGCAAGACATGATGGAAGAAGACGAAGAGGAGAAGGCCGCCGAAGTCGCCGAGGTCGCCGCTCCGGCTCCCAAGGCTGCTCCTGCTTCTCGCCGGAAGGCTGCGTCGGTTGCCGCTCGCATGTCCGCTCCGGCGATCGCTCGTCCGAAGGTCTGGGGCTCGCTCAAGAACTTCAAGAGCGACGACCGCGGCGACGCCGTGGACAAGGCTCTCCGGTTCGGTCACTGGCTCCTCGCCTCCCGTGGCAACCGCAAGAGCCTCGCGTTCTGCGATCGTCACGGCATCGAGGTCAAGGCTCACACCGAGGGTGTGAACTCGGCCGGCGGCTTCCTCGTTCCCGATGAGTTCGAGACCGAGCTGATCTCGCTTCGCGAGCAGTACGGTGTCTTCCGTCGTGAGGCTCGTGTCCGTCCGATGTCGAGCGATACCCTCCGCGTTCCGCGTCGTTCGGCGACTCTCTCGGCGAGCTTCGTCGGTGAGGCGACCGCCGGCACCGAGTCGACTCAGACCTTCGAGTCGGTCCTGCTCGTCGCGAAGAAGGCGATGGTCCTGACCACCGTCTCGAACGAGCTGAACGAGGACGCTTTCGTCAACCTGGCCGACGATGTCGCGGGCGAGATCGCCTACGCCTTCGCCAAGAAGGAAGACGAGTGCGGATTCACCGGTACCGGAACCTCGACCTACGGCGGCATTCAAGGCGTCGTGGACATCATCGAGAACGGCACGACCGCCGTGCAGTACTACGACTCGGCTCTGTCCTCGAGCTTCGCCGATCTGTCGCTTGACAACATCGGTGCGTTCATGGGCCTCCTGCCGGCGTACGCTGACACTCCGAACGCGAAGTTCTACATGCACAAGGCCGTGTGGCATGGTGCGTTCGAGGCGGCTCTCACCTCGGCCGGCGGAACTTCGGCTCGCGAGATCAAGGACGGCTATGCCGGTCAGCCGACGCTCTTCGGCTACCCGGTCGTCTTCACTCAGGTGATGCGGTCCTCGTACACTGCCGACAAGATCGTCGCCCTCTTCGGCGATCTCACCCTCGCCGCGTCGTTCGGCGACCGTCGTCAGACCACGATCCAGATCAGCGATTCGGCTCTGAACGCTTTCGAGCAGGACGAGCTCGCGATCCGTGGCACCGAGCGGTTCGACATCAACGTTCACGACGCCGGCGACAGCTCGACCACCGGTCCGATCGTCGGTCTGCGTCTCGTCATCGCCTGATCCTTCTGAATGACTCCGGGGAGGTCCGGTTCGCCGGGCCTCCCCTGAAAGGGACTACCAATGATTGCTGCTCAGAACATCAAGGTCGCCGACGCTGTCTGCGATTCGGTCAACGCAGCCAGCCTCGGGACTGGCACCGTTGACACCGTTGGCTATGACTACGCGACGGTCATCGTCGTCGCTGGCGAGGGTCCGACCTCTGCGGCCCTCACTGCTCTCAAGGTCCAGGAAGGCGACGCTTCCAACCTCAGCGACGCGGCCGATCTGGTCTCGTTCACTGATGTCGATGTCGATGGTACGACCAATGCGCTTGCCGACTTCGACAACGACGAAAGCGTCATCTTCGAGATCGATCTCAAGGCTCGCAAGCGGTACATCAAGGTGGTTGCGACCGCCGGTGCGACTGCGACCGAGCTCTCGTCGGTCGTGATTCTCTCCCGTGCTGGAGAGGCGGCGACGGACACCACCGCCGGCGGTGCCGACTTCCGAATCCGCGCCTGACTCTTTCTCCTTTCTGAGGGCGGGCGGGGGGCTTCGGCTCCCGTCCGCCCGAAGGCTACAGAAGGGAACCGCATGGCGGTCGATACCTACGCTCTCACGACGCTATCGAATCTCAAGACTGGATCGGCATCACGTCCGTCGATGATGACGTCCTGCTCGAGGATGCGATCGACCGAGCGACCGCCATCATCGAAAGCCACTGCGATCGCAAGCTGAAGTCTCGCACGTTCTACGAGTGGGCGATGCCGGGCGGCGAGCGTACCTTCACGGTCGACAATTCGCCGATCGTTTCGATCGACACGATTTCCTACGGATCGGCGATCTCGATGACGGTGACGAGCGACACGGCATCGACCGACGTCCTCGCGACCGTCGAGAACAACGGCACAAACCTCCGACTCCGAAAGGTCGCGAGCGACGGTACGAGCACGACGGCCACGATCGCACTTGCCGATTATCTCACGACGTCGGCACTCGTGACCTACATCAACGCGAGCGTGTCCGGCTGGTCGGCGACTCTGACCAAGAATGCCTACAGCCTCAGCCTCTATCGGTTCGGCGGTCGAGGCGTGATCGACGCTCCGTGCAACTTCGAGTACCCGCGAGACAACGTTTCCGAGTACCGAGTCGACTACGACACCGGACTCGTTCACATCATCGCGGATCGCTTCCCAGGAATCCGATCGGACGACGCCTCGGCGAATCGCTTCCCGTCCGGCTTCTTCCCGGTCTTCGTGCAATACACGGCAGGCTTCGAGACGGTGCCGGCGGATCTCGAGCAGGCGTGCATCGAGATCGCCGCCGACCTCTATCGCGAACGGAAGCAGGACAAGACGATCACGAGCGAGAGCCTCGGCGATTACAACTACACGCGAGGCCGGCGTCGCGGAGCTGCTCGAAGGCCGGATGGGCAAGCTCGCAGGCTATCGGGAGATTCGATGACGGTCGCCTCGCTGGTCTCTCGCTTCGGCCAGACGGTCTCGATCCGTCGGAAGGCGACCGACACGCTCGACTCGAGCGGCGGCCGTGTCGAGGCGTGGAGCACCGTCGAGACGATCACCGGCTATGTCCAGGTCCGGGCGAACTCCGACGCCGTGGCTGGCGGTGCCGAGCGATCTACGCAGGTCGCGACGATCTACTTCGAGGGCCGTCCTACGGTTCGCGTTCGCGACCGGATCACCTACGGTTCGGTCACCTTCGAGATCTCCTCGGTGCGTGTCCCTGACGAGCGGCCGATCTCCGACGCTCTCTGCTATACGATCGTCGAGGCGACGGAGGTCTTTGGCTGATGGCGAGCAAGCACAACCTCCGACAGAAGGACGTATCCGATGCGATGAAGGAGAACATGACGCACCTCCTGAATCGCGTCGTGACGTTCTATCAGGGCGAGCTGAAGAAGAAGCTGAATAGATCTGCATCTCCTCCGGTGTCGTCTCCTGGCAATCCGCCGCACAAGCGTACCGGAACACTCGGCCGATCATTCGTCACGACGGCGGCAACGAGGGTCGGTCCGATTTACCGACTGTCGCTTGGAACAAATGTGCCGTATGCTAACTGGCTTGAATATGGCGCAGATCTTCCAGGCGGTCAGCCGTATTTTGTTTTGTTCGGCGTTCCTCGTTTTGTTTCTCGCAACCATCGACTCGCCGACAAGCTCCCGAAAACCAAGGCTAGCAAGCTGGCCGCTCGCCCCGTTCTTTGTTCCGACGTTCCTGGATAAAGAGTTGAGAGGACGGGTCGACCGAGAAATTGCAAAAGGTCGAAGAACCGAAGTTCGGAAAAAGCCTCGCGAACAAGATCAAGGGGATCGCATGAGCAACTACCTGATGCGAGGCTTCTACTCTCGGCTCAAACGCTGACACTGGCAGCAGCACGAACCCAGTCCGGACGGCGGTCACGGATCGCATATACGCGGTCGAGGCTCCGGCGTCGAGCACGCTGCCGCTCGTCGTCTACTCGATGGATTCGGTCGATACCGAGCGGTTCTTCTCTGGCATCGTCCGATCGACGGCGATCTTCACGGTCACGAGCTTTTCCAAGGTCGAGGCCGGACCGGACGCGGCGACGGATCTCGATCGGAAGGTCTTCGACCTGATGGATCAGCAGTCGGTGACGGTCACCGGGCACGATCGAGGGTACATTCGCGGCGTGACTCGCGGGACGCCGATCGCCGAGGGCGAATACTTCCGCGTCGATTCGACTTTCCAACTGGTCGCGACGACTACTTCTTGACGAGGACACACGATGGGCACGACTGTAGCCATCGGCTCTGACGGTTCCGCCGATCTCGGCACGGGATACGTTGCGAGCCTCAACACTTGGTCGGCGACGATCACGCGAGCGACGTCGGTCGTGACCGGCTTCGGTGACACTGGTCACCGTCGCGTCGCTTCTGCGGTGCTGGACATCACCGGATCTGCCGGCGGTGTGCCGAAGTACAACGCCACCGGATCGTCTCCGCTCGGGATCACGTCGAGTGCGGCTGGCGGAGACATCACGCTCTTCGTCAACGGAAGCGCGGCCAGCACCGACGAGTGCTCTTTCAAGTTCCCGGCGGTGTTTAGTTCGGTCGCTCTCGGCTCGACGCAGGACGGCGACGCGACGGTCACTTTCAACTTCGAGATCGCGGCCGCTGCCGATGCCGATCTCGAGTTCTCCTGGTACGAGGTCTGATCGATGGCGAGCTACGCAGTAGGATCCGACGGCTCCGTCACGTTCCCGACCGGCTTCAACGCCGTGCTGAACACTTGGTCGGCGACGATGACTCGTGCGACTCACGTCCTCACCGGCTACGGTGCGACGGTTCACAATCGCCGCGCGTCGGCCGTGATTGACATCACCGGCTCGGCTGGCGGCATCCCGAAGTACTGGGACGGCCAGTCAACCGGGGCGGATAACTCGTTCTCGCCGATCGCCCACACTGACGGCTCTGGCAACTTCGCCGACGCCGGCGATCTCGGCGACCGTGCCGGCGGGAA